GGATAACGCGGCTAATGCAGCCGTCACTCCGGTGAACCGAACCTGACCCTCATGCATGGACCGTAAGGTACTGAGGCTCAATATTAACTAATCATGAAGAATTTAAATAAAACGATATTCTCGATGACTAAGAAAATAGTTATCTGGCTGTTCCTAGTTTTCAACCTGGGAACGGCTAGATCGCCTAAGGACTTTTATCCATTACTCCGAAAATTAGATGAATTGAGGGAATCTCGAGGAATCAATTTTGTTGTGTCACTGTTGAAGGACACAAGAGTAGTCTTGATGAATTACCTTGGTGGTAATGTCATTAAGATCAAAGGAGTTAGGACCACGAAAGATGGTATTCCTACCATTCTCGGGGATCTAATACCGATAATCCGTAATAGCCCGCACCCAGATATTCTGCGTGTGGTAACTACGGTGTTATCGTGTACTAGGGCCTTGTCACTAGGAAAAGGACTAGATCTCGAATCTATCATAAGCCCTGCTAAGCAGGAACCCTGTGATATATCTGAGTTCATGTCCGATTTCTGGAGAGAACTGGGATACCGTTATCAAGGTCGGGTACCGAGAAGTTTAATGTGGCGTAATTGCCACCTTAGCACAAAAGTAGGACCCAACAGTAAGAACGATAACGCCTTATGGACCTCGTTGAGCGATTTATACTCGCTACCTCGAGATCTGGAAGACGATATACGCCTTATTGGGGGTAAGAAAATGTGCGACAGGATTGATACCTTATTTTACGGAGGAGTATTTTTTAGGAAATTAATTCGCCTAATAATACCCTTCGAAAGATTTGGTAAAATCAGGAAACTTTCGGCCATTAAAGATAAAGAACTTAAGGTTAGGACTATTGCGATCGGAGACTATTGGTCTCAGACCGCTTTAATTCCTCTCCATAAGTATCTCTTTAATGTCTTGAAGAAAATTCCTCAAGACTGTACTTTCGGCCAGGATAAAGGACCACTAAAGATAGGTACCCAGGGATACTATTGTAGCGCAGATTTAACTGCTGCTACTGATAGATTCCCTATAAGTACCATATCTCAAGTGTTAGCTGGGATCCTCCCAGATGAATACGTTTCTGCATGGCAGCGGATTATGGTTGCCCACCCTTTCGATGTTAAAATCGGGAAGGAGGTCAAACAAGTCCGTTATGCCGTAGGGAACCCAATGGGATTTTATTCCTCTTGGGCTTCCTTCGCAGTAGCTCACCACTATGTGGTGTACTATTGCTGTAGAAAGTTGGGTAAAGATTGGAAAACTTTACCTTACATCCTTTTAGGGGATGACGTTGTCATCGGGGACCAAGCTGTTGCCAGTCTCTACAAAGAAGTGATGCAAGGCCTAGGAGTCGAGTTATCGAAGCCTAAAACCTATGAATCTACTCACCTTTTCGAATTTGCTAAACGCATTTTCTATAAAGGGGTTGAAATCTCTCCATTCCCAATAAGTGGATTAAAAGAGGTTGAGCGTAAGTATTACTTACTCACTCAATTCTTTATCGAAGCTGAGGGGAAAGGTTGGGTTTCACATTGTGGAGTCCCGGTAATGGTGGCAACATATTTAGAGCACGTGTGTCGATTACCGTCCAAGTTTAGAAATAAACTTGCACGAGCTTCACGCGTGTACGAGAGCGTACAAAGAATTGTACGTGGTGCCGAGAACGCCGGAGAACTGTTACAAACAGCCTTCGGGGAACTAGGATACCAATTCAAACTATCAAATTTTGTAGCACTTAACGTGCTAGAAAATATTGCAGTTGATCTCTACGCTACTAACAATCCGATGAGTTCTTGGAAGGAAAATATCGAATCTGGAAAGTTTACACTATTCCAGGTAGAATTTGCCCTTCTTGGGAAATCATTGGATGTTGCTCCAAATATGTTGCCTCGCTACCATGAATACATCAAGTCCTTACCCGTTTGTGACGTGGTAAGTGTACTTAATGATGCAGCCATGGATGTCGCTAAGGAAAACCTCGCTAGATCTCAAACTACCGGAAAGTGGCCGTTGCTTTTAAAAGCTTCAGCTTACCCCGTTAGTAAAGATGTTCTTATCCACCGTTCTTCTTTTTTAATAAGTAGAACGGTTTCCAAGATAGCGAAGCTCTTAAAGGATCGTGCCGAGATTCTCGGCTTCTATCCTCCAGAAGAGCTCCTTCGTGAGACACCTGGATAATCAGTCCAGTGGCGATCTGAACTCAATGATTCACCAAATCATTGAGACCTCCTATGAAGA